TCAACTTGCGTAGTGTGGATAAGGCACCTTACCCTTGAATTGCTGGGCGAAATAGTTGACCTGCTGTTCGAGATTTTCGGCTGTGACGGATCCGTTGTCTTTGTTCTGATTCTGGACGAAGGCCATGAATCCCTGGAGCGCTTTGCCGAATCCCGGGTCGGCTTGTTTCTCGGCGAACCTATCTTTATTGTCCCCGAGGAACAGGCGCGCCCGCTCTTCCAGTTCCTTGCCGCGCATCATCGTGTAGATGGTCGTGCTTTGCACCGAAGAGTGCCCAAGAATATTCATCACGTCTGATGTCGATCCCCCGCTTTTGATGATATGATGGCCGCGATGATGCCGGAAGCTGTGAGCATTCATATAGGGCATTTCGGCTTTATTGCAATATCGCCTCAGCATCTCGCCCAGTCCTTTGATGGAAAATCTTTGTCCGTATTTCGAACTGGTAGCCGATACGAAGAGCGCCTCCGGTTCGTCGAACTTCACCTGCTTCTCCAAATGCTTTCTTTTTTCAATCCAGCGCAGCAGGTAATCGTTGGTGCTTTTGGTCCAGAATATTTCCCGGAAAGGCCGGCGGGACTTGGCTTTTTCCGTCCGGATGATCGTTCTCATTTCAGTGAGATCTAAATCGTTCACATCGATTGAGCATATTTCTCCATTACGCGCCCCAGTATCCCACAGCATACCGATAATCGCCAGGTTTCTGATATGGCGCGGATCATTGGAATCTTTCGGAATAACTGCAATAAGTTGGTCGAACTGTTCGTCGCTTGCCACGCGCGGAAGTTTCATTACTTTGTCCGGAATCGGGATCAGCTCCTCGTCGATTACTTTGTACCCCTGCAGGCGGTAAAATTCGAAGAACTTGCGTAGCGCCATGCATTTTCCGACGAAGCTGTTTCTGTCCCAGCCGAGATCCGCCATGCCGTTCAGATATTCCATGACGTCGCTCAATGTGATATTTTCGATTTCCGGATTGCGCAGGAACAGGCAGAAGTTTCGGAGTTCGCGGTCGTATCCGCGCACCGTATTTATTTTGACTTTGAATTGTCTCCAGTTGGAGAATTGATAGATAGCGTCTTTTGTTAGCATATAACACGAAAACTCACCGGGATGCGAGCTGCGATGGATTCGGTTCGTTCTCGTCCGTAGTCCTAAATCGGCAGTCAAAACGCGGAGCGCTTTCAGTGCATATTTCCTTACGATCGCGTCAATCTTCTTTTGACTTTTTTCGAGTATCGAATCCATCGCGTCACACCCTCAGATCCAAGATCATTGGCTCCCTTTCGGGAAGCAATGAGGTGAGTGTTTTTTTAAATTAATGTGTTTGACGAAAGACTTTTCGACAGTGTCTTCCGCTATGCCAAGCGAAACATTACCCCTCCGCGCCAAAGAAGTCAAACGCAATTGGTATAGCGTTTTTAGTTTATAAAAAGCGTTGTATATTTTCGGTAAAAATTCGCCGAAAGAGGCTTGAAGGCGGGGAAAGAAAAAGGATATTTAGTATCAAGTCGAAATAAATTATTCATAATCAAATCAAGAGATTAAAGTTATCCCCAGTGATAATCACGCAAAAAAAGCCCAACTAAAGCTGGGCTAATTCGAGTGTTTATCCGTGATTATTTTCCTCCGAATGGTTGCCCGGAGTCTCCCTTGTTGGAAAAGTAAAAGGAGAATGCCATACCGGCGAGAAGCAAAAATTGATCGCCTGAAATTTTTCCGATGAAAAGAGCGCCGACTGTGGCAAGCGCCATCAGAATAAATACGATCTTGCTCGCGGACTTTAAAACTTCCATATTCATTTTAGTGTTTGTTTTATAATTGCCAATCCTTCTTCGATTTTTTTAATCCCCTCTTCGACCACAGAGGAAATTGTTGATTGCTGGTTTGAAGTTTGACCGTTGGCCAAAGCAACCAGTTCATTGATAATTTTCTTATCATGCGACGGACAATTCGGTTTTTTCGAATAAATTTCGTAATGACCGATGATGTGATTGCGATCGATCGGAATCTGCCAGCGCTGGCAAATCTCACGTATCAATAATGCGCTTGCCTGTTTCATCGCGTCAGTCCATTTGTCCTCCGGCTTGCCTTCATGTTCGATTCCGATCGTATAGAGATTCGGATTGACATTCGTTTTAATAAGTTTCGAGCTTGGCGCATCCACTCTTCCCGCATGCCAAGCGGCGTCTTCTTCTTTCACATATTGGTGAATTTCTCCGCTCTTTCCGATGCCGTAGTGTGCGCTTACCTGCGAAGCGGGATTGGCAAACCACGCATCGGTGCCGAACAAAGTGCCGTCCATGATATGGATAACGACTAGTTCCGGTTTGTAACCCTTCCGTCCGGTCCAGAAATTCGGAGAGCCTTTCCAGATTTTTTGAATAGTGTTCATTTTTGTTATTTTTTAATTGTTATCAATAAATTAAGGATGGCCGCAATCAGCCCGCCGATCGAAGCGGTGGCGACAATCCAGAAAAATCTTTTAAGCCAATCGACGTCCGTGCCTACTTGGGTGAGTTTCGCGCTGATATGCGGAAGATGATTGTCCTTGATTTCACAGACATGCTTTTCAAGACAATCAAGTCTTTTATCTTGCATCTGATTTTGATAATTTTGTTTTTCCATAAATTTTATCGGGATGTTTGTCTCATCTGTTTCAAGTCCGTTTGCTGCAATCCCTGGCCGGGAAACATCCGGCCCATTGTTGCCGGCGGATTATTTGTTCCTTTAACGTCTTCGTTTTCCAAAAGTTTGTCATATGCCGATTTTTGAAGTCTGGAGATGTCTTGTATCTGGAAAGTTACCGACGATTGGAGTTTCTGCGCTTCTTGCGGATCGTCTTGGGCGAGATAGGGCAAAATATCCGGCAACAGTTTTTCCGCTTGGGCGTTCCAGTTGTCGATTATGTTCATGGCCGTTTGGCTATCATTGGCTTCCAGGGCCCGCTTAGCCTGCTCTCTCGCCGTGTTATAACCGACTACCGTTTCATCTCTCAAATTCCACGCCTGATTCCGTTTCTCTCCACCGGCGGATCGATAGAATCTTTGCGCCGTAGTTTCCAAAATTTTGGCCGGGTCGATCGCTTCCCGTCCGAACCCTCCGAATAAACCGTTGATGCCGTAGGCCAGTTTCATTGGAGAAACGCCGAGCGCTCGCCCCACAACTACTGCCGCATACGGTGTTTTATCGTCGTACTGTTCCGTCGGCGCCACCTGTTCAAGACGCCGCGGCACTATTTGCCTGCCGGTAAAAAATGATTTATTGGTAGACAGTTCGGCCGGCGTACGCAGGATCGGAGGCAATGCTCCAGAGAGAAACTGCGAAGTTGACAGTTCTCCGTCGCGAGTAAACGGAATAGGCGCCAGCTGGCTCATCCATTCGAGAGCCAGTTTGGCAAAATTGCTCGGTTCGCCTTTTCGAACATACTCGAGAGTATATTCGAGCGGATTGTAAAAAATCTGCCCGACGTCGCCTTTTGGAATAAGCACCATCTTCGGTATACGATTGCCTTCCTGATCCTTGTCTTCGCCGACAATAATCGGGAAATAAGTGTCTTTGATCCAACTCGGTACGTCTTCGTATAAATCCGGATAATTCAATGAGTTCCAGAAATAAGTTGTTATTCCCGGCGTGACAATCAACGCCGCGGCCTTAGCGGAGGATTTGACCGGACTTTCCTTGAAAACGCAGGCAGTATTTAGAAGCGCCTGCCAGCGGGCGTTTACGAACGGCACCCACATATTGATAATCCGCATTTCCTGACCGGATTTGGCGAAATCGATGGTAGAATTCCGGGCCTCATAGGCCGCTTCCAACGTCGAAGCTCCTTTTTTAAGAGACCGTGTGTAAACACCGAGGCGGGGCGCCAACTCTATGGCTTCTGCAAAATTGCTTATAAGATTGAACGGATTTATGACGGCTTTGGTTCTTTTCCACCAGTTCGGTTCGAATAATTGCTTTTTCACACCGCTTATTTCTCTGGCTCCCTGAATGAAACCTCCGAATCCTCCGCCGTTTCGGGCAAATTCATCGATCAGTTTCGAGTCCCAGCCGAAAGCTCCTTTCAAACCTTCGGCAAATCCCTTGACCCAATCAGCCGCATTGAAGCCGTATTTCGAGGTCATGATGGTCATCTGCGCGTCGCGCACGGCATTGGAAAGCGAAAAAGGAATATATAGCGTGGTCGCTCCCTTCCGGAAAGCGGCGGAAGTAAATTTCACAAAATTGCCCAATATCCCCGCCTCCACTTCATTCATCTGATGCATCGCCCAGGAAAGTTCTTCCGGTACGATCCATTTGGTATTTTTTCCATCGGCAAATACGCTGATCGATCCCCAGCCTTTCGGAGCGCGTTCGCTTTTTTCCAGCGGCTTTATGAATTCTTTGGCTTCCGGCATCACTTCCCTGATGTTTATCAATTTCTGAGCGACTTCGTTTCTCTTGATGAGATTGACTGCGTTGGACAATTTATCAATTATAGATTCGAACGGATCGCGGATTATTTTTTCCGTTCCTTCCAATTCATGGATTATCCCCTGCTTGCTGACGGAAAATATTTCCATGCCCTTCGGCATCCTGTCCAGAGCCGCCTGGTCAGGCAGTTCATCGATCACATGAAACGGCATCCAGTGTCTGTTTTTCTCAATAACCGAATCATAGACTCCCTGGGAAATAATTCCTGTTTCCGTAGCGGGCTTAAGAATGGTTTCATCCGCCCATTTTTGAATCGCCTGTTCGGCCGATTCGAATTTGCTGAAAATTTCCGGACCGACTTTCGCTTTGAGTTCTTCCATTGCAAGTCTCGCCGTATCGGATGATACACCGGCGGGATTTTCAAATCCCCGATCCGCTCGTTCCAGGGCGCGACGGGATAAAACAAAACGGGTAAAATCCGCCCGCTCTTTACTGAGAGGCGACAGGACTTTTTGGAGATCGCCGAGATATGATTCGATGGTTCCCATCCGGCCGGCATACATGCGCGCACCGATATAAGCGCTGGAATTGATATCTATCGGTTTCCCGGCCATATCGCTTACCATTTCTTCGAAACGCTTGATCGGCGCAAAGCGATCGCTGAATGCTTCGGTGAATTTCTTAGGCGCGTTTTTTATCCATTCGATGAGACTCTTCGGCTGGCTGGTTTTTCCGGTCATACCGTCTATGGACTCGAGCGCGCTTCCTTTCGGAACATCAGAAACATTGGCTAACGGATTTTCATCCGATATCCTTGGCGGCGTCGACGGAGGATCGATTTTATCCGTTCTGGATTTCAATGGAGCGATTTTTTTTCCTTCTTTTATCACCGGATTGCCTTTTTCATTGATTACTTCCAAAGCCCTTTCCGCATTCGAAGTCATATTACGAGGCACACCTTTCTCCACGCCTCTGGCAATCTGGGCATCAAACTTTGCTATCGCGTCGGTTGAGACGGCTTCTGAGTGACTCTGCCGCACAGACTTTATGTCTCTGGTGCCTTTTGTCACCGACATTACGTGGCTTTTCTGGATCGGTTGAATGTCTCCATTCGCATCGCGGATAAGTGGTTTATTACTTTTGACTTCGACAATGTCCCAGTCCTCTGCCAGGTTCCGTACCACGCCAGTCTTGCCTGGCTTGCCGCCCCCTTTCGCCGTAGCGTACATTTCTGCTGCAAGCGGGTCATCGAAAACATGAACACTTTCGGTATTGAATCCTTCTTTAAGGATTTTTTCTGCGGAACTTTTTGGCGTAGCATGGAAGTATGTAAAATCTCCAAGCTTAATGCCTGCCTTTTGCACTGCCTTTTCTCCACCTTCTTCCAGTGCTTTCTTTGCAAATTTTGCTCCGCCTGCCTTGAAAATCGCTTTAGCCACGTCATCGCCATATCTTTTGATCAACTGTTCTCCGACTTCCTCCGCCATTTTCTTTTTGGGAACACCGGGAATGATATCCATCGCGGTCATAGCGAAGCCGAGCGGAAGACCGTACTTTTTTGCAGTACCTTCGCTCCCGCCAAATGATTGAATCATTTCTTCACCGGTGCCGCGGATGTTTTGAATCGGCTTATCTCCGAAAAGAAATTTCTCAAATTTCGGCGCAACGCCTTTTCCGGGAATGAATTCTTTCCCCCCTTCGGCGGAAAGCGTGGCTGAAGCCGCCGCCCTAGGAGCGGCACGAAGAATGTCTTTGCCGAAATTCAATATCGATATTCCGACTTTTCCCGTCGCTCCCGGCAGTTCGCGGACAAAGTCCCGCGCCCGAACTTCGTCCGGTACGGGCGCGAAAAAATCGCCGATTGTCTTTTTTGTTTTTTCAGTCGCCTTCCTGAATGGCGACGTTATTGTGTTCCAAAAATTATCCATATTTGTTTTTTAAACTCCTATGCGGAAAAGTCTCCCCAAGAACCCACCGACTCCCGGAGCGGTCTTAATGCGCCATTCGTCATCGATAATTTCCGTCGGAGATTTTTTCGAATCACTGAAACCGATATTTCCGTAAGTTTGTTTTAGTTGCTCCGGACTGTAACCTTCTTTCCAGGCGTTTCTGATTTCACGTCGGAAAGTACTCTCGGCGGTCACTTCTTTTTGAGCGTTTGAAGATGAATCCGTTTGAGGGGATTGTTTTTTGATATAGTCCATTTCCGATTCCAGTTGCACGGCCAATTCTCCGGTGTATCCGAGTCTGGTCGGATCGAAAATGCCCTGATTGATGAGTCTCTGGGCGGTGGCGCGGAGAGTCGGATCGGGTTCCAATCCCTGATCGATGCGCGAAGCCGTGTTGCTGCCGCTATTTTTTGACCGCTGATTGGCATCCTGCAGCTTCAACATAAATTCCATCTCCCAACGCTGTTCATCATCCTGACGCGCCAGTTCCGATTTGATCAGATCCTGATAATCGCTCATTTGTTTCGTAAGATTGGCCAGACTGTATTTCAGCTCGTCCACCTCGCGTTCTTTTTCCGCCGTTTCCGAGGCGACTTTTTTTGTAACTTCATCAAGAGTGCTGTTGTAGCTTCCTGCCAGACTGTTTCTCTCGTCGACATAATTGTTTATTTTCGAATTGGCCAGCCTTTCGATTTCCGACGATTCGCCGGTGATTGTGGCCGCGGAGTAATACGGGTTTTGCCGGGTCTTGCTGATCGATTCGTCGCGCGTCCCCTTTTCGCCTGAAATTTTGGAATCGATATCGGTAATTTTCGCTTTGATATCCCCCAGTCCTCTTTTTTCATATTCCTCGTCATAGCGATCGGTATAATAATTTTTAAGCTTGCCTTGCGCTTTATCGAGTTTTTTTTCGACCTTATTGATTTGATTTTGCAAAGCCGAAAAGTTATATCCGCCCGAAGAGCCGGCAGTATTGGATGAAGGCTTCGATTGTCCGCTGATATTTCTCCCTAATTGTTCCATCTGACTGCGGAATTCATTCCAATCGATATTTGTTGCGCTGTTGTCTGCCATATGTTTAGGATTAAGTGTTCGTTTTTTTGTTTTCCGTTATCTTTCCGGTCTTCAAATCGAAGCTGTATTCTTTGACCGGATCAAGACCGTACTTGTGAAACCGGCTCATAATAAAAGTCTGTTTTTGCGTTTCCAGAGCCTGTGCGGTCAGCGTATACTGATGGATCATTTCCTGTCTCTTCCTGATTTCTTCAAGATCCGTTTTATCCAGTTTTTTCTTGAACATAAAGTTAAAAGTTATTTTTATTATTAATTGTTCAACCGATTTTAAATGTCGTCGTACCAAGCTACTCCGTGCCAACTGTAGCCGTTGTAAATCATCAGTCTGCCGCCGGATCCCATGCCGTCGGGATCACGCTCCCAGTACATCTGGCCTTCCACCGGATCATCCGGCTGGCTGTTCCCGATGCGAAGCGACGTAAGAATATCGACAAAACCTCCGCCGACCGCATTGTTTCCGTAAAGCCGCATAATATCGTTTCCGCTGTAAGCTTTAAAGAAAATTCTGTCATTGGCTGTCGTATCTATGCAAAGCGGACGGTTTCCCGAAGTATCGACCCATATTCTGGCGTATCCATTCCCTCCGTCGTCAAGCATCAGCCCGTGTCCCGGACCGGCCTGAAGCCCGTAGGCGGAAACACCGTTGACCTGGCGCAGATAGCCGATTCGTATTCCGCCGTACGGAGTAGCCAGATATCCGGTCGAAGTCAGATTGATTGTTCCGGCCGTAATCTTGTCAGCGCAGACATTGGCGATTTTGGCATTGTCGATGGCGAGGTTTGCGATTTTGGCGTTGGTCACAGCCAGATCCTGAATCTTGGCCGCGCTCACCGCCAAATTTTCAATATTGGCGTTTTGCACCTCGGCGAGACCAATTTTAGCCGAAGTGATCTGAGCGTCTCCTATTTTGGCATTGATAATCGCGCCGTCGATGATTTTAGCCGAAGTGATAATGGCATTTCCGAGATGCGCATTTTGAATCACTCCGGTACCGATATGTGCCCCGATGATTATCGCCGTATCGATTTGGGCCGACAAAGTCACGACCGCTTCCGATTGAATGAGTTTCGATGCATTGACCGCTCCGTTTCTTATTTTGGCCGTGGCTACCGCCGCATCGGCTAATTTCTGTTCTGTGACCGCCAAGGCCTCAAGATGCTGACTGAGCACGGCGCTGTCGATTATTTTATCGGAATCGACAGAATCATCGGCCAAAGCGATTGTTCCGACCGCTCCGGCTTTTATCTGAAGCGAATCGATCGAAGACGGAGCCAGCAGGGAAGAATTCTCCCCGTCATGCGTATGCGACGGGATTTCCGGAAAAGGCTGATCTTCCACTTTCTGATTGCCGAATATTTTTTGTAAAAAATCACCCATGGTTTTATAAAATTCCGATCGGCTCGAAATAAGTGCTGGCCACGATTATTTCCGGCGTATCGTTTCCCGAAGGATGCAGGTCGAAAGCCAGTTCGAATGTCTCGCCCTTGCCCTTTTCTTCATCTTCTTCGTCTCCGGTTTCGATGGTGAAAACCGTTTTGGTTTTTCCTTCTTTGTCGAAACTGTCCGCGCCGTCTTCCAGATACGCCTGTTTCCAATCGCCCTGCTCATTGATGCGATAGTACGCTTTTATCCAGCACTGGGCCGGCAGAGGTCTTGTCAAAAGTTTTATGTGCCGGAATCCCTTTTGCAATTCCGGCTCGCCGGCGTCAAAAACCAGTCCTTCGTATCTGGCATCTTTTTTGTTATCGGCATCAATCGTATCCACTCCGCATGTCGAACCGTCTTTCCAGGACAGAAAAACCTGATCTCCGTATACCGTCACCGCCCCTATTTCCACATCGATTATTTTTCCGTGCGATGGAATATATTCAAGATTCAATGAATACGGTTCGTTCTTGCTTAATCGCCCATAGGAATATAGCCCGCATTTATCCGAACCTGTCACCCCGAAAAGAGCAATGCCCCTCTGATTGGCCACAGCTCCGGGATTCACCCATCCGCCTCCGGGAAACGCTTTGAATCGCATAATGTTTACCGTGTCCCAATAGTAGAGTCCGCCGCTGATACCCGCCTGCGCGATGATAAAGTCGGTCTGAATCATGGCATTGATTCCTTTTTCGGCAATCATGCGCCGGAGTATCCATGATGGTTGCTGTTTGTCCCACGTCCAGAGCCAGCCTTCTTCGATTTTGTCTCCCTTGGTCGAACCGATAATGGCGATCTGATCCTGAGGCAAAATCGTTTTTGTCCGGTTGCCGGCGATGACATCAAGCGCCTGATTGTTGAAATTTCCTTCGTAGTCGACCAGCGCGATATATCTGCCGTCGCAAATCTGGAGAACTCCAATAGCCATGGTCATGGTGTGCCAAGCCGGATCACCGTTGAGATTCCCGACCATTTGCACGTCGGTACTCCAATTTCCCGAAAGCGGAATGCGTTTGAGTTTCGTCTCGGTCGCCCAATAAAGATACGGCACGTAACTGCCCGAACCGTTGTTATTCGTGTATTCGTATGCTCCGCTTATTCGTCCGTCGGGATCGGTATAGACCAGAACCCAAGCAGAGACGAGAGAATCCTTGCGATAAATTTTTCCCGTGTTTCCAAAACCGTATAACTTTCCGTTGGAAGCCGGAACGAAAAATAAAATGAGATCGGTAACGATATCTCCCGAATCTTTCTTGAGCGCCTGATTGCATTTCATGGTATCGACACCGCCTCTGATATCCAGTCCGTAACCGAACCGGAACGCTCCAGCCACGCCTTTATAGGCATCATCGGCAATGCCGCCCCGAAAACCTTTTATTCTGTAAGCGTTGAGTCCCATGGTTTATTGATTAAAGTCATCCGGATTGCAGCTGCGATACAAAAAGCGGGAACTGGTCGCCTGTCCGACGTATCCGGCCTCGCCGATTTCCTCGTCCTGCCGATCTTTTATCTGCTGCAAAATGGCAGTCGCTTCCATGATTTGCTTGTCGGCCTCACTGCTCCGGTTCGGTTCTTTTTTGAGACAGATGCCGAGCGCGAATTTGACGATCGCTTCGTCCATCTCTTCCGGTGTAACCGGTTCGTCGGTATCATTGACAAGCGGTATAAGCCGCCTTCGGTAATAGACATCGATCATTTTTCCGTCCTCCTCAGGCGCCGGTTTTATAAGGTACTGATCGCCCAGAAGGCAAAATACCCGTTCCCATAAATGATTGCCGCTTTGATAATTCTCAATGCTCGTTTTCACGTGCTCTTTTCCGTCGACTTTCAGGAAAAGCATTCCGCCCGGCTTATAATCGAAAGGCAGGAAATACGCTTCGACATCTTTTTCGGTCAGTTGCGTAGAATGATGGTTGAGAAAATTCCAGCGGGCGAACATGCAGACGCGAACGATTGATTTATTGATCCATCTTTTCTTGTCCGTCTCACTCCAAAATCCGGTCGTCTTAGCCGCCGACATGCGGGCGTTGAGATCCTGTAAAAATTCTTGTAACTGCATAAAATTAAGGTATAAGTTGTCCGGTGGTCCGGTAGCGTTTGACGTATTCCAGTAGATTGTCGCCCGGGCAGTTGGTCGCGTCCGGCACTTCCCGGTGTCCCAAGACTTTCTCTTTCGGAATGCCACGCTCAAGCCTTATTTTGTCGAGCAGTTCCTGAAGCGTGGCCAACTGTTCGGGACTGGGCTGTTCATTAGCGCCGGTCGGATGAAAATCTCCGCAGACCGCGATGCCGATCGATCGGTAATTCATCTTTTCCGTATCGGCATGCGCTCCGATTTTATTTTCCGGACGCCCAATGATATGTGCACCGAGCCCGTCCATCGCTCCGGCAATCCAGTGATGATAAGCGATATCTCCCCAACCGATGCCGATGTGATTGTTCCTGATAGTCGAGAATCTGGTCGAGTCTCTCGGAGTGGCCGTATGATGCACGATAATATATTCCGGACAGTTGGCTTTCTCGTATTTCGGAACGTCTTTCTTGCTGGAACGGAAAGTGCGAAGCGTATCCCAGACGACCACGAGTTTGGCCGCAAACTCTCCGTTGTTCTTCACGTAATCCCACGGCAATTTGTATTGCCCGCCCCAGGAAGAATAATTTTCCAGTACCAGTCCCAAATTGCTCGACGTTGTCCAGTCCTCGCGATCGACGATTTCCTGAATAATCTCTTTGAGATCCGGCGATTCATAAACGCTGTTGGCCGACCAGTGAATGCCGACAAATGTTCCGCTCACTGTTTCGCCGATTGTCCATTCGACTTGCGCTTTGGTTTTTATTCTCGTTGACGGCCGGTTGGAACCATTGACGGAAAATAACGCCGCATCATCTTCCGCGAAACCTTTTATCATGAGATTGGGAAAACGATTGTTTTGATCGGCCTCGGTCAGAAGAAGGTAAGCTCCGAGAATATTGGCACGGCGCGGAATATTCAATGCGCTGAATATGAAGCCGCCGTCATTTTCCGATATTCCGTCATGGCCGAGAGTGATAACATTTCCGGTCGGGCTGGATTGCCAGGAAGTTTTGTCTGTTTCCGTTCCGTCGCGATCGGTGCCGGCGATCGTTCCTATACTTACATTCATGGTTGTGTACCAGATTTCCAACTGCGCTCCGTAATCTTTTCCTTTGCTGAAGTCATAACATGTTTGGGCCTGATCGGTTGCCGATCCGTTATCTTCGATTGCGAGAGACAAGGAATTGCCGGCTTTCCATCCGGACTGCGCTACGATTTCTTCGATCAGAAGTTTGAGATTCGGCGTTTGCGTCCATTCGTGAACCTCCCATTTTTTAACGATATGCCACGGCACACTGTTCACCGTTTTCGTTCGCTGGCTCGGCCGGGAAGTCTGGGTGAACGGTTTGGTGTCGGTTTCCTTTATTCCTTTTACGATCAGTTTTACGTCAGGATCGGTTGAGTCGGTCACCGCCGGACGAATTTTGAGTCTCGCCAAGACGATTTTCGAATTTCTCGGAATGTCGATGTGCCGAAAACGGAAGGCACTCGAATAAAGCGAACCGCTCACATTTCCGAAAGTGATCACGTTGCTGAAATTTCCGATACCGCTCCAAGTCGCCGCGTCCTGCTCGCGCCCGTCATCGATCGTTTCCGCTACCGGAACAATAATTTTGGCAATATGGTTCATCGGCATATTTAGGCTTTGCGAAGAGCGATAAGCGGAACCGGCAAACTCCAGTCGGTCGGGTTGTCGATCGGAAAATTCACCGGCAGAACACCGTATGTTTGCACTACCGCGTAACCGAGATAAGGCGTGCCGGAAAGAGAATTGTCCAGACCGAGATATGTCGCCAATGCGTCGGCCGCCGGAATGGCGGCGACTGCCAGAGACGCCGTATCCTGTCCGAGAAACGCCAGCCAATAAAGCTTTCCGCCTTTCAGTGTCAAATCGATTGCCAGTTCTTTGAGACCCAGAGTATTGACGGCGACTTCGCCCGCGTCAAGTTTGAGCGCGCCAGGGTAAACGCTTCCGTCTCCCTTATCTTCATAGACGCCGAGACGGGCTCGCGGCGTAGTGCCGGTAGCCGCCGTGCTGACGCGGATGGCGATCCGATCGAACCTCGCCGTCTTGGGAACGAAAAACGGGAAAACGCGAAGAGAGTTGGCCGAAGCCAAAGATTGCACAGTAATAGCACCGCCCGTAAGAAACGGCCCGAAATATCTTCCGGTCTTTCTTATCCTCAAAAACGAAAAGTCGCCTTTTTGTGGAATGAATTTGGCCATTAGTCTATTGTTCGACGATTAATTCGACTTTGTCTCCGCTGATTTCGGCATCGGCATATACCTTATTGGCATTGCCGATGCGGAGCTTTACCGCTTCACCCGGTTCCAAGGTGAATTTTCCGGCCTGCGCCTGTTCGGCGGATTCGCCGATTTTAATCGCGCCTTGATTCGTCCGCTTGGCTTTTACTACCAGATCGCACGCTTCGCCGACCAAAATATCGGGAAGCTGCACCGCCGTGCCGGCCACTGCAACCGTCGCTTCGCTTACGACAAATTTTGATTTGCTTTCTACCGCCATAACTTTTTTGATTGATTGAAGGTAATTAATCGACCGTTAATTACCAACGAGTTAAAACTTCGGCTGTTTCTTTTTTGTTTTTTCTTTCGATGTTTGAACGTCTTCCGGCAAGCCCGATCCCTCTTCTTTTCCTTTGAGCGCCATCTCGCGCTGCCTCAATTCCTCTTCCTTGGCTTTCAACTCCGCCTCTCTTTCAGCGAGAGATTTAGAGACCAGAGCCGAAGTCACTTCCTTGGTCACTTCCTGATAATCGATGCCGGCGAACGGAGACTTGTCCAAAAATTCCTGCTCTTGCATGTCGGCGGTTTCGTAAATTCCGTTTTTAAATTCGATCGTTTTCCCCGGCCGGGTCACCGCTATCCCGTTGATCACTTCGGTGACGGTCGGAATCATCACGATGCTGTAGTGATGACCGTAGCGTGTCGCGTAGCGTTTGGATTTCACTTTCGGTTTCTCCGGCGTTGATGTTTTATTTTTTGCCATACAAATTGATTGTGAATTTTTTATATTTCCGCGGGTCGACCTTTATATCCCGCGGAAACCCTCAAGGGCTTTCCATTTGGTCAGGCGGGTTTGGAAAGCCGGCCCGTCCGACCAAAACTTGAAGGATTATCTAAGGAACTAGGTGAATTTCACCACGGCATGGCGTTCCGGTTGTTCCATCTGAAGACCGCACTCGGTCAAATATTCATTCACCGTGGAATCTTCGCCCGGCGTCTGTCTGTTGGTAAGCAGTTTCGTATCGCGATTGGTCAAATACCTGTATGTCAAAGCTTCCATATCGAGACCTACCGCGCTCTTGCCGTACAAATCTCCCGTCAGCAAATCATGCTTCAAAATATTGAGTGTTCCGTGCGGAGACTGATATTTCACGATGGCCAAACCGAACGTCTTGTCGCTTTGCAAAACCTGAAGCTTGTCGTGCGCAAACCCGCTGATCTTGTCCAAAACGTATCCGGACGCAAGCAAATATTTCTCGGTGTTTCCATGAGAGAACAATGTTCGCAAAAATCCGTTGAAATCGTCGCGCGTCGCCACGTTCGAAACTACCTGATTGATTCTCTGGAAAATTCCGGCTGTAAATCGTTTCGGATGAACACCGCTCATAATCAACTCTTTCTTGCCGAACATGAAAGCTCGTTCGACATCGACCAGATGCTCGATACCTTTCTTTCTGGTTTGGTAATCGAAGTCGCTTTCTTTGGTCCATCCCTTGGTATTCTTGGCAGTTTCCGTGATACCTATAGTCGTTCTGAATATTTGGCAATAGTTGATGGCTTCCGCCACCGCTGTCGCTTTTATTTCCCGAATGTCGGCGCCTTCTTCGTTGGCGTTTCCGATAATCCAGACAATATCGTTTTGTTGAAGCAGTCCGCCGCCGAGCGATCCGTCACCCACCTGACGCTGAACGGTCAAAGTGTTGGTATTCACGTTAGTCACCAGCATGACTTCTCCGGTCGGATTGCCCGTAGCTTGGGCCGACTTCACGCAAAGCAAAACATCGCCGATACTGAAATACGAACCGTTGGTAACGACAAGAGATGTCGCACCGGCCTGGTTGGCCGCCACGATATCTTCCCGCGCGCCGAACTTGTCTTCGAACCATTTGAATTCCGGATCGGTCGTTTCTTTTTTCTTGAGCGCGTTACCTTCTTTGGTAACCGGATCTTTTCCGGCATTGGTGAGAATCGCCAGAAGCGGATATCGGGCGACATCCAGGAGCGAAATGACATCGGCCACGTCGTATTTTCTTGTTACGCCGAGGTTGTCCGTTCCTCTTACTCCGTTTGTTGGAGGCATATGTTTTTATCTTAAATTAATTAATTATATGGGAGGTTCGACCTTGGATTTATACTCCCAATCCTCCCAAGGGACTTTTTGACCCGCTTGTTCCGAAGATTTGTTCGAGGCGGCGTTCTTCCGCTCCCTTGTCTTCGCCGTGCGAGGTCGGAGCACCCGCTCCTCTCTCGACTTGCGCTTTGGCTTTTTTGAGACGAATCTTCTCAACATCCGTCACTTTTGTATCGCCTTTGACTTTTCCGACGAACTCATCCACTTTGGCGCAGGCGTCTTTAAGTGATATGACCGTTCCTTTCCGGGAAGCGGTATCTATCAAAGACAGCACTAACTCGCGATATTCGGAACTCGTCTTGAGAAGCGGATGATCCTTCTTGGCGTCTCTTATTTCCTGCGTCACGGAATCGCGCATCTGACTGCGCGTATCATAGGTATCGCTCACGATATTTTTCACCGTCGATACCATCCACTCGGCAAACTGTTTGGGCGTCATCTTGGCCAGATCTTCGTCGGAAGGGACTTCGATGCCGCTGCCGGAATCCTTTTTGTCGCTATCTTCTTTTTTCTGAACCTCGGTATCGACCGTTTTTGTTTCTGTCGGCTTTTTATTTTCCAAATCTTCATACATCTTGATCACTTCCTCGCGGCTTTTGCCGTGCCACTTGTCTTTTTTCTTCGCCTCATCTCCCTCTTTGTCTTTTTCGGTTTCCTCTTCGTCTTCCGGTTCCTCCCGTTCTTTATCTTTTTTATTTTCATCTTCCTCTTCCGATTCTTCTTCCTTGTTTTTTTCATCTTCTTCTTCGGCATTTTCTTCATTCTCCTTATTTTCGTTTTCTTTTTTTTCTTCTTCCTCGCCTTTTTCGCCATTTTCTTCGGATTCGTCCTCGTTCTTTTTGTTTTCCTCTTCCTGATCGGCGTTAAGAAGCGTATCAAGCTCCTTTTTTCGATCTTTATTCATAAGCGCTGTTATAATTTAATTTTTTATTTTCTGAAATTGGGCTCGACCTTATCCCAAAATTTTTCTGTTTTTTAAATGCTTCTGCTTATAACACTGGCCGCCTCGTCTTTATCCCTGATGGCGGTTTCGACCATAGACAGGACTTTTTCATAAGCGTTGGCGTTGGCCCGGTGCTGAAGATAGTCAGAAGCGATTTCTTCGGAAGTTTTTCCCGTTATCTCAAATTCCCGCAGCTCCTTGTATTCGATTGCCAGCTCCTCTCTGATTTTCCCTTCCAGCCATTTCCAACCGGCAGTTCTGGCCATCTCCAACACCGCCAATCCCGCTTCAAATTTTTCTTCGTTGGTTTCCATTGTGTTTATTCCGTTTCTTCTCCGGGTTTCGGTTCCGGCTCGGCGGGAATATCCATCTGCGGTCCGCCATAAAGTCCGCCCAAATTGCCGCTGCCGTCTTCGCTGGCCAGCAAATCCTCCAGGGTGGCAATCATGCTTTCGATCACCTCCCGGAAACTTGATTTTTCCGATTCATAGACATCTTTGGCGGCGCTTACGATACTGTCGACCTTCTTCCAGTTCTCATCCGCATCCCCGGCGCCGGCCTTTTCCGGCTTTTGGTTTTTAAAACCGATTTTCTTTTCGGTTTCTTGATCGGCTTCCTGATCGTTTTCATCCCGGTTCATGTTTTCATCGGCATTTTCATTTTCATTGATTGGTTTGTTTTCCATAATGATATTGATTCGAATTAATTATTATTTTGACTCGACCTTTTCAAACGTGAATTTCAATTTGTGTCCCAAATCGATTTTGGAAGACTCTTCCCGAGAAAGATAAATAGTATGCACCCGCCCCTGCTCTTCCTGGAGAGACACGATACAATCCGATCCGCTCAGCGTTTTGCTTATGACGGATACCACGGCGGTTTTGATTGTTGAATTTGTTTTGGCCATAATTTTTTATCGGTTAACTAATTTTTTACCCAAGAACGGAACGCGCGAAAGAATTCTTTTTATAAGACTCGGCTTGGACTGTCGCGTTTGCGGCAAGACTTGAGGCGGAGTCCCGGATTGAGACGCACCAGGAGTTTCCGATTTTTCTTCCTGCTCTTCTTTAACCGGCTCGTTATTTTCGTCTCCCAAAAGCACTGCCCGATAGGCTTCTTTGTCCATTTCCCCGAGAATCATTTCCTGAATAATCCGCTTGCGTTTTTTCCACTGAGCGAATTCGTCCGTATCGGCCGGATCCGGCTTGTCCTGAGCCACCAATTTGTCGTAAAGAAGCAAAACCTGATTGAGTCTCGTTTGCTGATCGGGCGGAATGGCCGGATCAACAGACACCATCGCATCCACTTTTATTTCTTTATCTTCGGAAGTGAATTCCTTGAAACTCACATCATCGCCGACAACGCGGTAAAGCTTGTCTTCCTCGATAAACTCGCGATTCATCTCGATGAGTATGTTGGCCAATCTGGTGAGCGTTTCCGAAAGATTTTGGGCGAAAGTGCTGAGACGCAGATTGCTTTGTCCGATAAGCATGGCCACTTTTCCGACCGGTTCGCCGGCTGATTGCGGCACGCCCTGTACATATTCGGAAATAGCCAGCGTTTTTTCAATCTCATCGTTTAGCATTCTTTCCTCGTTAACTCCCATAAGAGAAATATCCGGCAATCGTTCCACGACCACATCATCCATTTTTCGCAACTCCCATTTGGCACCCGGCGCAAAAATAATGTCGTTTTTGGAAATGCCGGAATCTTTCCTGATCTTGACCACGGGATCAAGCATCAAAATGACATCGTCCATGCGCTGATTGCGAAGATCGGCGATTTCGACGATGGTCGTTTCCACAGGCTCGATATGCCCGATCGCCCACATTTCCCAATTCACTTCATGGTCGGCCAGATTCAAAAATATGCGTCCGTGATTCACTTCCCGATAGGGCGTTTCATCGTTTCTCATAAGAATTTCCCGATTGCCGATCGTTACCAGTTTTCCTTCTTCGAAGTCATAGCATTCCCACATCTCTATCATTTTCTCCCGCTCGTATTTTTCGCCCGTCACCTTGATGACCGCTTCGCTTTGCACTTTCGAGCTGGCGCTCTGAATCTGCCCCATCTTTTTGGTGTTGATGTCATAGCGTTCCTGCTTCCAGTCTTCGACTTGTTTGGAGTGAAGAAAGTTCACATTTTTGTAAAGAGCGTTTTCTCCTCGTGACTTTTCATCGCGCTCGATTTTTTCCTTCGATTTGATGATCCGGCGGATGAGCCACGGACAATCTTCTTCCAAATCTTCCGTTTCCGGCGCCGGCAAAATATCCCAAAGATCGCAGACGGTCAGAAACGGATCGTCGTAATCGATGCCCGCATCGGTCAGCCAGGTGACCATGCCGATGCCGTTGCCGTATGTGATCGCCGATTTTATCCAGCGCGGCAGTTTTTTCTGAAGCCTTATGACGTCGAAGTCATAGTTGACCAGATCGTCCCAGGCTTGGATCGATTTCGAATCGACGTCTTTCTTCTCGCGTGGCAGAACTCTCGTTTTTCTTTTGGCCGTCACCATGCGCGATGCCACCGTTTCAACGACCTGAAAAGCGATCGGAGGCATAAGTCTTGTCTGATAGGCATAATTGACTTTTTCCTGATAAGCGCGATAGAGCTTGTACATCCGAAGCCACTTGGCCCGATACGGCCGCAGATAATTTTCCGCTCTGGTGAATCTCTTTTTCCATTTTTCAATGAGCGCCGACTCGCTGTCAGTCGGTGAATAGGTCTCGCTGTCAGAAACTTTTTCCTTCTCGTTTTCGTTTTGTGCGTTTGAATCCGCCATAAGGGAAAAATATAAAAGCCGAACCCTTCCGGGAGTTCGGCTCCAATTTTTTCCAATCAAGTTCTCGTCGTATCGATGCAAGGCCGAAGCCTCAAAAGGATGCGGTACTTTTCCTTGGCATCCGCCAACCAAACAAAAAACGAGACTGCCACTTCATGTCATCAAAACCCGACCGATGATTCGGTCAAAACATTTTTGATAACAGAAGTCACAGCCCCGTCTCGTTTAGTTCCGATTTGATCGGAACGCCGTCAGGCAAAAACCTCCTGCGCTTTTTGTGATTTTATTTTATCAAATAAGAAAAATATGTCAACAACGCAACTGATCCGCACAATGTCAAAAGTATTCTGTCGTCTGTCCCGTTATTATGGCTCAATTAACTTTTCGACTCATATCATACAAAAATGAATTTTGATCATTAATAAGATTTTTGTATGTCCCTTCTTCCACAATTTTGCCCTGGTCAAAAACATAAATCCTGTCTGTTTTTTCCAGGGTCTGTATATGGTGAGCAATAGCAATGATAGTTTTGTCTGGAAAATTTTCCTCCAGTGCTTCATATATTTTCTTTTCCGTTCGGGAATCCAGTGATGAAGTAGCTTCGTCGAGAATTAATATCTGGCTGTTTTGGCATATAGACCTGGCAATTGCCAGTCGTTGTCTTTCGCCGCCCGATAGACGATAGCCTTTTTCACCAATCAACGTGTCCGGTCCTTCCGGCAAAGTATCAATTACTTCTTGCAATTGGGCAATCTGAATAGCGCGCTCAAAAATCTCCGACTCAATTTTTCGAAACAAAGTAATGTTTTCAGCAAAACTCATATTAAACATCTCGATTTCTTGAGGTACAACAGAAATATTTTTAAAAACAAAGTCGGAGTTGATGTTATAGAAATTTTGATTATCAATCAAAAATTTTCCTTTTTCAATGGGGTATAGTCCAAGAAGAATTTTGGCTAATGTTGACTTGCCGCTTCCCGTCTTTCCAACTACACCGATGCGTTCTCCTTTTCTAATTTTAAAATTCAGTTCCCTTAAACCATTATCTGATTTATATAAAAACTGGCCACCAATAATTTTTATATTTTGCCAAACTTCAGGAAAATTTTCATCACCTGTTTTTACTTCTGTCTTTTTTTCAAAAACACTCATCATTTGTCCAATGCCTGCCTTGGTTTGAATAAGGTCGCCATAAAGATTCATAACCTGCTCTCCAATAGTGGTTATTTTGTCAAAATAACTGTAAAAAATTACAATCTCACCAATATTCAAAAGTCCCCTAAAAACATCCCGGCCAATAAGAAATATGAATATGCTTGCGCTTACGGCATTAAAGGTTTGGAAAACTTTCCATTGATTATTATTAACTTTTATTATCTTATCAGCAAAGGATTTGGAAACAACCTCTCTTTCCACAATTTTGGATTGGAAATGTTTTTCCGAACCTAACGATTTTAATGTGGAAATGTTACTGAGGCCTTCTACATAAACCCCGCTAGACTTTTCCAGAGCATCATATCTCATGAAATTCAGTTTTTGAAGGTACTTAGTAAATGTTTTTAAAATGACAAAGTAGATTATGGCATAAACAAAAAGGAAAATGGCATATGTGTATCGGAGGTACAAAAATATGGCAATTATACCGACAAGTGATGCTATGGCAGATAGTATCTGATTGGAAAATGTCCGCGTAAAAAGATAGAATGAATCAAGGCCGTTTTGTATTTTTTGCACTTTTTCGCCGGTTGTTTTTTGTGATGTATCAATGAGGGACTGCGAAAGCATCAGTTCAAATCCTTTGACCTTGATTTGATAGGCGGTTTCATTGACCCAAAGAGCCAGCTTCTGTTTAACGTATAGCCTTATCAAGGGGACGACAAGCATTGATCCGCCCAAAAAAATTGCGAGAAAATAAAATCGATTGAGAGATTGTCCAATTTTAAAATTGGTAAAAAAGTTAATCACCGCTCCTATTATGAGCGGGGGGACGATATTATAAGCAAGAATTATAAAAAGAACACCAGTTCCGACTAGATATCTTCTCTTAATTTTTCCCAAATCAAAAAGAAATAAAAGTGACCGGGCTAATTCTATCCAGCTATATTTAAATTCCAAATCTTCTTTTTTGAAAATATTTCTCGCCAT